TCGGCTTCGGCGATCAAGGCTTCAGCCCGCGCCCGCGCGTCCTCAATCGCAGCCGCGATGTCGTCGGGGATGGAGGGTTCGTCACTGCCGTCAGAGACTTCGAAGCCGTCTTCGGTCAGGGTGCCCGAGCCGGGCACGACAGCGATCCATTCCGAACCGGTCCACAAATTCAGGGAACGGTCGCGCTGGTCGAACCAGAACTGGCCCTGAAGCGGGTTGACCGGCGGAAGATCGTTGGCGAAATTCTCGACGCTATGAACCCAATTCTGGTTCATCGCCTCGATCCAGTCTTCAGCCCCCTCCCCGATCAGAGTCAGAGGGCTGGCTTGGGTGTCGATTGCGCCAAGACCGAGGACGGCGAGCAGGTCACCGTTGGTTTTCGAAATAGAAGTCGCCATCCAGTATTTAGGATGACGGCCCTATTGCTGGTCAGTCGGGCTTGTTCGTCTTCAGCGTGATCTTCGCGCCAGCCCCACCCGTTGGGTGTTGGTGGTCGTTGTAGTTCTTACGCAGTTCGGACAGCTTGCCTTCGAGGTCGATAATCTCGCTCTTGGACGTGACATCACCATCGACGGTCGCCTTGCCTTCCACGGTCACGTCGCCGGTGACGTGAAGGTCGCCTTCAAGGTTGATCTTGTCGGCCTTCATAAGGACCGAGCCATCGGCGTTCATGCGGACGAACTGGCCACGCGGACCCACCCAGAGACCTTCGCCGGATTTCAGTTCGGCTTCGTCACCCCGGATGCTGTCGGCCTTCTGCGGCGGACGGGCGGATTGGGAATGGATGAAGCCCGTGATGACCATCGAGCCGCTGTCGCCCTCTTGGGGCACGACAAGGCACTGATCGCCAACGGTGGGCGCCACGCGCATGGCGCCGGAACCCACGGCCACGGTGCTGATCGGGAGCCAGCCGGTCAGGATGCCATCCGGCTCGATCATCACCTTCGCGAGGAAGGTCTTGGGATCATAGCTGGCGATGGTGCCCGCGCGTGGCTGGCCCTGCGTCTGCTGCTGCTGTGCGACGCGGCCGAGGACGGAGTTCGTAAGTTGGTTGCTCATTGCGGGGATGCCTCCCCGTTGGGTTCAGGCGTGTTTTTGGCGCGGACCTGCATGGTCCACCCGCCGGTCGCATCCATCCCAAGATCGACGCTATCGACGTAATACAGTTCGTCTTGGGCGCGCTCGACGCCTTGGATCGTCACCTTCTGGCGAGGGTCCAGACCGAGGGTGCCGGGCAGTTCGAATTCGATGGTCCACTGCTGACGGCTGATCTGTTCATGCAGCTTGTTGGCGCGGACCTGCGCTTCAGCCTGTGTCAGGTTGGGGAAGGTGTAGTGGTATTCAGTGACTTCATCACCGGAGCCGCCGCCCGAGGTCGCGTTGCGGCCACGCGCGGGCTTCTTGCTCTCGGTCTTGGCCTCATACCGCTTGCCGTGGCCCGAGTTCCACGAACGGACGATGACCTTGATGTCCTTGGCCAGCGCGAGGTTGCGGGTCAGGCTAAAGTTCTTGACGTTCGACTGCGCGGATACGGTCATCTGGCCAGAGCGTTCGGGTTCGGCCAGCGTGATGACGAAAGCCTCTGACCGGTCTTCCGACAGCGGTTTGAAATAGAGCGTGTCGCCCGACACCCAAGCGTCGAAGCCCTCTTGCCGGGCAAGGTAGGTGATCGTGTCCCATTCGGTCTGGGCACGGCTGAACTCGCCGTTGTTCACCGACACATGGTCGCGCTCATAGTAGGTGCCAGCACGGGTCGTGGTCGCGGTCACGTCGGCGGTCAGCCCGTGGCGCGCGGCCAGCGTGGTGACGATTTCCGAGGCGGTCTTGTTGTGGAAAGCTTCGCGGGTCTTGGCGTCAATCATCAGGGCGGTTTTGTCCCGGCCCTTCAGCGACAGCATGCCGCCGCCCCACGTCATGTCGATATCATCGACCTTGCCCTTCAGGACGGTGCGCCAAGCAATCTCGCCCTCTTCCGGCTCCCGGCCCATCTGGACTTCGACATCGACCTTATCTTGGGCGAGCCACCACGAAGGGCCTTTGGCTCCGACGAACCAAAGGGCGAAAGTCATGTCGAAGGTATCGGCATGGAAGTAGTTGTTTTTGCGAACATTGGCGGCCTTCAGGCCGGGCAGTTCTTCGCCGTTGATCAGAACGCGAGCGCGCGGGCGACGGAGGGCTGACCCCCGCCCCTGCACAACGATTGAATCAAGCTGACTTGTGGTCCCATCCATCCAATATTTAGGTGGACGGGACCGTTGGGGCGTTCGCGTCACGCTCGGGGATTTTGACGTTCGTCGGCGCCCGGACCACGGCATCAAAGAAGCCGTTGGCTTCCATGATCCGCGCCCATTGACGGGCATCCCCGAGTTCTTTGGCGGCGATGCGGGACACGCTGGTCCCCGAGACAGTGACGGTCTTCATTTTAGGCGACTTTCGTATAGTGGGCGAAATCACCGAACAGGACGCGGGCCGCGCCTTGATAGGCGGCTGCGGCTTCCTGTTTAGTGTTGAACGATCCGAGACGACGGTTCTTCTTGTTGAACATCAAGAATGCGATCCACTTTTTGGTGCGCTTGCACCAAGAGACGCCCTTGAAGCCCGACTTGTTGTTTTTTTGAGCCGCGCTGTTCCACATATTCTCGCTTCCGGTTGCTTCGCGAAGATTCTTGATCGCGTTGTTCGCCCGTTTGCGGTCCTTGTGGTCGATCTGATCTTTCGGCCATACGCCGTGGACGTAAAACCACGCCAGTCGATGTGCCTTATAGATTTTGCGCTTCACGCAGATGTTGATGTAGCCTTCGCTGGTGACGTTTCCGGCTACGCGGCCCTTAAAATTGGTTTTCAGCCAGATGAACTTTCCCGTATTTTCGTCGTAGGAAAGATATTCTTTTAGCTCTTGTTGTGTGATAGTATTGTTCATTGATGTGCTCTCCTTTATTGCTTGAGCACATCTATTTATCTGCCAGTTCGATTTAGGCGTGTATTAGGGCGTTTTTGTCAGAATCCAGTAAGTCCTCTGACATTGACGATGGCACGACCGACATATCCGCCTGTCGCGCCAAGCTGCGCGAGGCGTTCGAAAGCGTTCGAAGCCCGCTCAAGATCGTTGATGGTGTTGCTGGTGTTCTCGGTGATCGAGCCGATTGACCCGATGGCGCCGATGACGCCGTTGGCGTCGGCCATGGCATTGTCGATCTGATGCTTGGCGGCGTTCAAACCGTTCCACACACCGACGATCTGGGCCGTGCCGCTGCGGACCTGCTGCGCGGTTTTCAGGACGCCCGAGAGGCTGTCCCTGATGCCTGTCAGACCGGTTGGAGCCGAGACGCCCACGGCGTTGCCCAAGTCTGTCGTAGCCGCCTGTAGAGCCGATCCTTGGACCGCTTCAGTGACAGCCGTTTCGAGGACGCAGACGGTGATGGCGTAGGCGATTTGGAACGCCGACTTTTCATCGAACTGGACATCCTCAATCACCACGTCGAGCGCGGTGTTGCCCCATGTCAGGGTATAGTTTCGGCCTGACGCGGCCATGCGCTTCAGCGTGTCTCGACGGTCTTCAGCGTCAGCGGACAGCAGGATTCCGTCCCATTTGATCGGGTCGTAGCTGGCACCCATCGCGTCCACGACGCGGCGACCGCCGATCAGGGTGTGCGTCACCGTGATCTGCTTGATGCCGTGCTGAATGTTCTCTGGCACTTCGAAGGCTGTGAAGTGGAAATCGCCGAGGCTCATGGGCGACGAAGCCGTTGGCGCCTGTTGCGCGGCGCCGCCGGTGGACGCAGGGACAAAATCGGCAATGGCCGGAACAGTGATCTGCGTTCCGGCGAGGAAGGAAGAGATAGACATCAGGCGAAGCTTTCCGCCCCGGACCAAGACAGACCGGGGTCGCCACCGGTCGGGCCGGTGTTGTGTCGATTATTCGAAGCAAGGTGGCGGTCCACCTGCGTTGCGATAGCGCGACCGTCCATGTTGACGGTCGTATGGATGACTTGTCCGCCGCCATTGCGCGGGGGCGGGCCGACGTAGCTGGATGGACGCAGGACGCCCGCCGCATCGGGCACGCCTCCCCTGCCCCGCATAGTGTTGCCGGGGATACTCTGGTTGCGTTCCTGCTGTTCAGCCGTTGCCGCCGGGGTGCCAGCCATCTGGTTCTTGATCCAGTCACCAAGGCCCGTGAACAGACGCTTGATGCCGTCCCAAAGGGCCGACCGCACGCTGTCGATGATACCCTTCAGCACGGCGATGCGTTCAGCCATCCACGTCACGAAGCCGCCGATCCAACGACCGATGGTGTCGCGGATTTCCGTGAATTTGCGGACCACGAAGAGGCGGGTGGCCCTCCAGTCGCGCGTCATCAGCCATGCAGCCGCAGCCACGACGGCGGCGACGGCGGCTGCGATAGCCAGACCGGTCCCGACAATCGGGAAGGTGATCGCAAGGATCGCAACGCCGACGATAGCCAGCACCACCCCGAAGGCGGCCAACGCCACGCCGAAGATGAAGAGGCCCTTCACGATGTTGCCTACGGCTTCCGGGTTCGCCTCTGCCCATGTGGTGATCATGGTGATCGCCATGGTCAGGTTCTGGATCAGCGGGATCAGGGCTGGGCCAGCGGCTTCGCCCAATGCTGCTTTCAGGTCGCCCCATGCGGTTCCGAGGGCGGCTTGGTTCGCCGCCGGGCTGTTCTTCAGGTGGGTCGAATAGGGGTCCACGCCTTCAGCGTTGCGGATGTTCTTCACATCGCGCTCCCACGTCCCGTCGATCATCCCGAAGGCAGTTTCAGACAGGAAGCCCTTGGCGCGGCGGTCCAGCTTCAGCGGACTGATGAAGTTCATCATCGCATCCTTCTTCTGCTGTGCGCTGGCGTCGGCTCCGATCCCCTGCGACTTGAAGGCGGCTGGCATCAGCACGTCGCGGACCCATCCAGCCGGGTCCGACTGGAACTGGTCAGTGCCCTTCAGCGCGCCACGATCCAGCACGAACGATCCCGCGCCGACGTTGCGGACCATGTTCGGATCAACCAGACCCGCGCCGACAAGCTGGTTCACAGCCCCGCGCTTCATCGAGCCGCCAATCAGGTTTTGGAAGGTCGTCATCAGGGCCGTGCCGACCTTTTCGGCGCCCATGCCTTCCATCAGCGGAGCCAAGTTGCGGTAGCCGTCTTGGGTCAGCCCCGTGTGGGCGATGCCCGCACCACGCGCGAACAGGGAGTGGTCGTTCAGGGTGACGCGACCGTTGGTGTAGGTCGAAATCGCGTTCATCAAGCGCAGTTCGCTTTGGAACTTCGCAACGTCGAGGCCGCCGTTGGCCGAGATTGCCCGGCCACCGAGGTCAACGGCCTTGGCCGCATTGTTGAAGCCTTTGCCTTCCGGGTCCGCGTCGCGGTTTTGGAAACGGTAGGCCGCGAAAGCTTGCATGTATGGGCGTGACGCACGGATCGCTTCATTCGGATCACCGAAGACCGAGTGAAGGTCGTTCATAAGTCCAACCCGTTCGTGAGACGCGACCCCGAGAGCCGAGGTCCGCAGGATGCGGGCTTGCTTGACGTAGCGGGCTGCGATGTCCGGGGCGATACCGGCGGTCAGCAGTCGGGTCTTGGCGGCGTTCAGGTCATTGGCGGCGTTGCTGATCGCCAGCGCGCCCTTGGCCATGCCGATGCCAGCAGCAGCCGCGCCGACGCCGATGGCGGCCAGCCCGAGGCCAGCCGACTGCATCTTCGTCAAGCTCGACGTGACCGTGCCGATCTTGCTGTTCAGGTTGCCCATGCGGCCGATGATCGGGCCGAGGGCCGCGAACAATCCGCCGGTCAGGCCGATGTGGACGTTGATGCCGTAGACGTTCATCGGATCAGGCTCCCGATGATGTAGGCGGCGACCAGTTCCTGACCGATCTTATCTACGACCTCTTGTTCCTTGGTGTAGGCGGCGCCCCCGAGGAACGAACGCGCCGGTAGGTCTTCGCCGTCACCGAGTTCTTGAGCCTTGGCGACCGGGCTGTCCGACCCGATGTTGGCTTCGAAAGGCGAGGCGTTCCATTCGAGGCTCTCGCGCATTTCGCCAGTGCGAAGCAGCGGCTCGCTGGCCGAGTAGCCTTGGCGGACACGCTCTTCGATAGTGGACGGGGCCAGCGTGGGCCAAGCAGCGAAAGGACCAGCATCGGCCTGATAGGTTCCGATACGGTCCTGCGCTTCTTCGTGGACGATCTTGGCGCCTTCACTCAACGCATGCTGCTGCGCGATCAGGGCACCGCCCTGAATCGCTGCGAGTTTAGCGGCAAAGCCGAGTAGAGTTCCCATTTAGTCCTTTTGCTTCCAACGCTTGCTTGACCAATCGAACTCGCCGCCTTCCAGTTCTCCGAAGATCAGTTCGAAGGCGAGTAGTTCAACGGGGTCCAACTCCATTGCTTCTTGATAGGGAACGCCGTTCCTGACGCAGTTCAGGGCTGCGCGAAGCTCGGCGTTCCCGGTTAGTTTTTTGCCGCAGACCAGACATCATCTTGGTTTTGCGGCGCGAGGCTTTCAGCCCAACGGGCGACGGCTTCCATGCCCGCGTCGTCCAGACGGCCGATCAGGGATTCCACCTGATCGACGGACTTCGGGAACTGCATGGGGGTGTCGTCAATCTGGCGAACCGAGGCGGCCAG